AAAATCTATATCATATTTTTGTAATTCTTTTTTTTCTTCATCAGATATGTTGCCATCTAATATAAATTTTCTTACTTTTATAATAGAAGATAAATCTAAATTTTTTCCCATTGGGTCAACTAAGTGTCTTAATTTAGCTGCACTATATGTTTTGTTAATTTCATTTTCTATTTCTTTATATTTTGCAAAAGATATCTTACTTCTTGTATGTAAATTATATGCTTGAGCAATAATATTATCACGATATGTTTCTAATTTAGGATTATCACCTTCTATTGAAAAATCACTTTCATCTAAAAATTCATCTCCATTAGCAACTTTCGTTTCTAAATTAGTAAGGTTCTGGTCTATAAGAAATAACTCGTCGTTTATTGCTTTTTCATCAGCTTTTTTTGCTGCTGCTAGAATTAAAGCATTTTGATGCTGTGCTAAATATTTTGCACCTATATCTCTAAACGTATTAACATAATTTCCACCACCAGTTCTTTGTAACATTTTTTCTGTTTTTGCTAAATAAGCAGATGCCTTACTTGAAAATTCCTCAGGTGTAATATCTGTTATATTTCTTAATCTAGTTAACTCATTATGAACATCTACATTTAACGCATTAGCATATCTTTGTCTTAAAACATCATCAGCACTTTCAGATGCTACATCACTAAAAGCAGGGGGTATTGTTTGAACTATTAAATTTCCATCTGCATCTCTTGTTTGAACATTTAAACCAAATAGTTTTCCTTTTTTTATTTCATTTTCTTTAGCTTTCTGAAATGCTTGTGCGCCAATATTAGATGCTACTTGAAATAATGTGTTTGCTGCTTGTTCAGCACCAGTATTAACTTTTACAACACCAATAGGTTTGTTAACAAAATCAATCGGTTTACTTTTAATAAATTCTGCCATCAATCAAGTCCTTTATATTGATAACTATAATTTGGTGAATATGTTTGATTTGGTATTAATCCTTGTGCTTTTGAAGCACCACCTATTATTGCACCTAATGCTTGATATTTGTATGCCCTTTGTGCATTTTTAACTTGCAAATCTACTAAAGTACTTTTTAAAGATAAATCTGCTGCTTGTGCCAATGCTTGTGTACTTGCTCTACCACTTAATCTTCTAAGTCTTTTTTCTGCTGTTCTTATTATAGCATCAACAGACCTATCTTTTGCTCGACCAGATTTTCCTAATAAAGCATTATTTGCAGATTTGAATAATTTTATTTGTTCCATTCTTGAATTATGTTCTTGTAAAGTTTTAAGTTCTAATGCTTTTAAATTTGCATCAATGTTTCTTTTTTGTAAATCACCTTCGGCTCTTGCTGCTCTACTTGCATCTCTTGATGCTTTTACTTGTAATCCAACTGATGCTACTGCTAATGCTAGTTGTAAACTCATATTAAAATGCCACCTCTACTATCATTCCGTTAATTTGTAAATCCAATGGAAAAGACTGTGACACAATAACTCTTGGGTCACGACTATATCCTATCATTCTAAATTCTTCTTTACCAGTTACAGCAGTTCTATCTACACTCATATCATCTGTTACATTTCGTATAACTAAATCTCTAGTGGTAGAAGTTTCACTAGGACCTTGCACACTTACAGCTAATGTAGAAAATAAATCTAAAGTAACTTTAGGTATTTGTCTTGGGTTTCCAGTCAAAGGTCCTCCTTGTATAGCTGCATCTATTGGTAAAGTTTTTAATTTAGGTTCAAAAGCATATCCTATAAATGCTTGTGTAATGCCAGATTTAACACTACTTGCATCTATTTGTCCACCACTTACAGTAAATTCTCCTAAAAAATCATTGCCATTTGTAGCTTTTACTACAGCATTATTTGTAAAATGAGAAGAAGTTAAGCCAGTAAATACACTTGCACTACCATTAAATGAGTCACAGAAATCCATTGGCATATCTGCTTGAAACTCCTCAAGATACATTTTAGTTGTACCTGAACCATCATCTCTAGTTGAAACAGCAAACAATCTTTCATGCACAGAACAAATACTATGCCATGTTCCCCTAGTTGTCCAAAGACTCCATCCTGCCTTTTGGTCACCTCTAACAGAATAAAACACACCTAATGTTCCATCTTTATTAATTAAAAAAGCATAGGACTCACTTCTATTTAATGCACCTTTAATAGATGTTTGTTGGATTGGGTCACGAACCAAATGAGGTGCAAGACCTGATACAGCAACAGAAGTATATGCTGCTTCAGCATCAGTAAATAAAAATTCCCTTAATGCACTTCCAGTTTTTTGTACAAATAATGTACCTCCATCAAAGACTGTAGGTTTTACAAAACTACTGCCAAAAGGTGTTTGCCTTCTTATCTGCGCATTAGCAGGTGTAACTGGTTTATCAGCAGGTGCTTTAACAAACAACTCAGCGCCAGTAGTAAATACTTGTAAATCTCTATTAGATACTAAATGTCGAATAGTAAATATTTCACCTACATTAGCTGTTAAATCTATTGAATCATCATCTGCTGCTTCACCAATATCAAAATTAAAAAACTGTCCTGATTTACTACCCCATATACCATCTGGCTGTGATAATGTTCCACCAAACCAAAGTCTATTTTGATGAAAGGTAACAGCAGCAGGATAACCTCTTACAGCAGAATAACTTTGTTCTTGCCATTCAGTTGTAGCTGCAGCAGTTATTATTCTAGGACTACCACCTCCAATAGTACTTGAAGAAGCAGTATCACTACTTCCTGCTGTAAATTCAAAAGTATTTTCTGTAGGAACAGCAGTAATAGTTCTTGTTCCATTTATGTTAGCGGCAGAAATACCACCAACTGCACCTGCTCTTTCAATAGTAATAGATGCACCAGTTGCTAATCCATGTAATGCTTGAGTTACTTGTACTGTTCCAGAACCTTCAAATACTTTTAAAGAATCTATTTCTAATTGTTGTCTTAATGTACCTTGAATTGTAGCAGTAACAACAGTAGCACTTGTAAAACCAGTAATCCGTAAACGAGTTTCACCAATCAGTAAATCAATACCTACATGACTAGAAGTAAAATAATCTGCAGAAGCAGTAACAGTTACACCACTACCAGTTGTATTATTACAAGTTAAAGTAACTCCTAATGCTTGAAAAGCAAAATATGGCTGAAATATGTCATTGCCATCTCTTGAAGTATCAAAAGCAAATGTACTAACAGCAAAAGTTGTAAGCGAAGTTCTTTCTAACATCCTTATCATAAATGTTTGATGAGCAATAAACATAATGTCGCCTTGCTGTGCAAAAGTAATTTCTTCTAAATAAGGTGCAGATGTTGTATTTACTAACCACGATTGACCAGTAATTGTTTGAATACTTGATACAGTTGCATCTGTTGGACTAATTTGAAATATTTGTATTTGTGTATTGCTAAATGCAATTATATATTTTTCATCATCTGAAAATATAAATGGCTCTAATCTTACTTCTTGTCTTACAACAGTAAAATCTGTTACTGCAAGTCTTGTTGTATCAGAGGTAACAACTTCAAGATTATCACTACCACCATCATCTCTTTTTACAGTAACAACATTAGCTGCAGGATTGGCAACTGTTAAACCATCTACTGCATTTAAAGCATTAAATATATTATCTGCTGTTGTATTATTAGATTCATTTGCTCTTACAAAATGAGTATTACCTGATGCAGAAGAAGGTGCATCTCCACTTGATGTTTCCCATTGTAAAGTAATTATTGTACCATCATTAAAAGGTATTTTTATTGTTGACCCAACTACAATATTTGCATAATCAGTAACAGTAATTGTGCAAGTAGCATTTGTAAAGTTACCTAAGTTTGCCCATCTTTTTGTTCCAGTTCTTTTTTTTAAACCACCTTCTGAACGAATAAAAAAGTTTCTTACTTCTTCTGCTGCACTTGTATAAACTTGTGTATCTGTTCTTGATGTTAAAGCAGGACTTACTTCTCCAAAAGAAAAATTATTTAATGGCACTCTTATTCTTGCCATTTAACTTCTCCTATTTGTTATAAACCTTGAGGTTGCCATACGTCTGGTTGTTTGCTGTTGTGCATCTATGTTTCTAGCTTTTGCCATTAATTGTGTACCTTTTGCTTCCATTACTTGCATAAGACCATCATCTTTAGCAATAGATGTAGCAAAGATTGATGCTAAAGCATACTCTAAAGCTAAAGAAAAATAACTAGGGAAGTTATCTTCTGTAGCACGAAATGTATAATCTGCAATTAAAGTATCTTGTTCTGTTGAATCTGAGAATACCTTATCACCATATACTGTATAATTTATTAATCTGTCATTTATAGTTACACCATGTAACACTAAAAGGTTACTAGGTAATTGATGAGCAATATCAAATCTACCAGTTGGTGCATCTGTAAGTTGATTTAACTCTGCTTGTTCAGTAGCAAATCTCCATCTTGCAGAAGTTAAAGTTGCTCGAACTGTATCTTCATACATATTTGTAGCAACTAATGCTTCTGTGGTAGAAGAATCAAATGATGTAATTGGTTCTGCACCAACAAGAACTAATGCCCTTGAAGCTATATCTATTGCTGAATTTGCTGCTGTACTTGTCATAATTTATAAAACACTAATTAGAACCCAAATAATCTTGTAAATCTTTTTCAGTAAAATTTTCCATTTTTTTCTTCATTTTTTTATAAGCATTTTTAGGTGACATACCACTATTTACATAGTTTTGAAAAAAATCTTCTGCAACAGAACCCAAATCACCTAACTCTTTTCTTATATTAACTGCCATTTTTTGAATGTCATCTTTTTCTGCTTTAGTTTTCAAAAGACTTTTTTTCTTTTTTTTAGGAATAGACATATAAATCTCCTAGATAGTTAAGGGGAGATTGCTCTCCCCCTACCCTTTTTAGTGGTTAATCACCATCAGTTTCTGCAACTGCTGTTCCATCTGAAACATCTACTGCACTTCCGTTATTTGATAAAACAGTAACGAAATTTGTAGTAGGAACATTAGTGTCGTGAACTATAATAAGGTCACGAACAGCTAACATATTTGCTGCATCATTAAAGTAGTTTGCAGTATTTACAGTTGCAATAGCATCTGTAGTTGTATATCTCCACAAACTACCATTTGAATCTCCACCGAGTCTAGTAAGACCACTTGCTGCATAAGCCATAATTTATCTCCTTATGAATTATTATCTAGTACTTCGTAGATACCATTGTCGTCTATAACTGCTGCGCCCATTGACATCATTGAAGTAGCTAAGTGTGATACCTTTTCAGGAACATAATTTAACTCTGTAGTTACATCAGCACCGATACCAAGACCTACTGCTGAAGTATGGTAAGCCATATTCTTACCTGCTGTAACTGCTGAAGTTGAGAAAATTTTGAATCCCAAAAACTCTTTCATAGACATACCACCTGCGAAAGGCAAGTTCTGGTCACCTACAAAGTCTGAAGAAGCAAACTCTGTAATGAGAAATAAATCAGCATATCCTTTCGGATTCATTGCTAAATATCTTCCACCATCTTCAGGTATGTTTGCTGAACCCATTGTTTCAAACAAAGATAACAAGTCAGCTTTTTCTAATGCTGAACTGGTGTCATGTATTTGTGTTGAGTTCGCACCTGCATCCATTGCTGTAATTAACAATGAATCAGTCTTACGACCTAAAGCAGCAGCAGCACTTGTAGCAACTGCTTGTCTTTCGTCTATGTTTGTTTTTAATTCATCTAACTTATCAATATACTCTGCAGCATAAAAGTCAGATAAAGTTACATCCACAGTTGTATGTGCAAGTTCCATTGGTGTTACATTACCATTTCTAGATTTAGTAGTAGCTTCTGCTGTACCAATCTTTTGAAATCTTACTGTATTACCAGTGGTTCTACCATGATTTATTTCAGTAACTGTTA